GCTTCTAAGCAGTACCCATTCACCGAAAGCCTTGATGATCTATTGCCCAAGGTAATCGAATGGCGTGAGTCACAAGAAAAAACCAAGCCTTTAGCCACGCTACTAACCCAAGAGGAGGGCTAGACATGCCTAAGTTTGAGGTAAGAGTAACAAGCACCGTCACTATTCATTATTTGGTCGATGCTGATGATTGGGAGGAGGCCGAAGATATTGTGCAGCAGGGCGATATCAAACCTCACCACACCAAGTATGGCGAAGATCTCTTAGACACGGAGGAGATCGATGAGAGTCCTTGATCTCTTCTCAGGCATAGGTGGGTTCTCGCTTGGCTTGGAGGCAGCAGGTATGACCACTGTTGCCTTCTGCGAACGTGACCCGTATGGAACTAAGATACTAAACAAGCATTGGCCTGATGTGCCCGTGCATAGCGATGTAAGGCAATTAGATGGAACAAAATTCTCAGGATCAATTGACGTTGTTTGCGGGGGATTCCCTTGCCAACCATTCTCAGTCGCAGGAAAGCAGCGAGGCAAAGAAGATGACCGTCATCTCTGGCCTGAAATGTTACGAGTCATCCGTGAGTCCAAGCCAAGATGGGTCATTGGAGAAAATGTTTCTGGGTTCGTCCGCATGGCACTCGACGATGTGTGCCTTGACTTGGAAAACGAAGGCTACACAGTCAGGACGTTTGTACTACCAGCTTGTGCCGCAGACGCGCGACACCGCAGAGATCGCGTCTTCATTGTGGCCCACGCCACTGACAAGGGACTACAAGGGAGGGAGATCTCCTGCAACACTGAAGGCGAAGGGACGCACGCCAACGAACAGTTTACCGGATTCGGTTACGCATCAGGAAGGCAAGAGTGGCCCTCTGAACCCGCAGTTTGTCGAATGGCTCATGGGGTTCCCAATCGGGTGGACAGAATAAAAGCTTTGGGCAACGCCGTTGTACCTCAACTCATTCAAATAATAGGTGAGCTTGTGCTTGCCGCAGACAAGGAAATGAATCATGAACATTGAACTAACGAAGCAACAACATGAACTCTTGACCAGACTAATGCGCTCATCAAAAGATGACCCACGCATCCATGGCCTGATAGGCACATGCTTCTGGTCTCTCGACCATACCAAGGAAGAAGAGTCCAACCTAAAGGACACATGGACATCTATTGAAGAGCGACTCAAGGAATCGGCAGATGCAGGATGATTCCGATCCCACACAAAAACCTACTGAAGATGGCACATGGGGTGGGCTACGAGATAACTCAGCCGACATGCACAAACATCGTGTGCTGCGAGACTTCAAGTGTGATTGGTGTGGTAAACCATTCAAAGCACACCACCCTCAGTCTAGGTTCTGTTGTACCAGCCACAGGGTGCAAGCGTGGAAGGCAAATCAAATCCCTAGTCCTAAACGCCTGACCGCATTAGTTCGCAAGGGCAAGATGTTCAGACCACCAAGGCACCTAACCTAATCCTCCTCACCATCCTCGTACTCTTCGGAGTCGAGGATCTCATCATCATCCCAATCCTCTTCCTCTGACTCATCCTCTTCATCCAACTCCCCCTCATCAGATTCATCCTCCTCTTCCAACTCCTCATCCACCACCTCATCCTCTGCCTCCTCACCCACAACCTTACCCATAAGTACAGGCGCAAGCTCATGCTTATCAAGCAACGCCTGTAGCCTTGCCTCAACCTCACCCCTGTCCATCTGATCTATGGTGCCTGTCCTCACCTCTTTCCGCTCGACCATCAGTCCTGCAAGCTTGGCTCTGCCTAACTCAGCACTCACGGCTGCGCCATACGAACCATCCTCCACTGCTGCATCCCGAATCATCTGAAGGTCACGCGCCACATTGTCGAATGTGATCTCATATTTTTTCTGATTAGACTCTTGGAGCTCCCGAATTTTAGTTTGAATGTGAGCAAACCTAGGATCATTCAAAAGCATAGATGCTGACTGAGTGGGTACTGCATACCCTGCTCTATGAGCACACTCAGTATTAGTCATGTCCTGGTAAACATAATTCTGAATAAATGTTTGCTGCTTCTTTGTAAACGGACGCTCCTTAAACTTTGCAATCGCATACCGCTTAGGGTTATTCAAAATGTCTGTGTCAGCATCATACTCAACACCAGATTCTTCACTCATTTAAAAACTCCAATTATTTTTTTCTTTTCCCAACCCCTCTTCTAAGAAGGGAGTAAGGGGGTGTCCCGTAGGGGAGATATTTATATCTCTCTCCCCTTCTTTAGAAGTGACCCACCTGACCCTTGACCCACCCTTATAAATCAATGACTTACGAGGCGAAGGGTCAAGGGTCACGGTAGGTCACGCTGACCCTCGTGACCCTACCCTATTCCCTTATAAATCAATGACTTGACTTACCGTAGGGTCAAAACCAAAACACCCCCTTGACCCTACGCTTTTAGGGTATCCAGCCCCCGCCCAAACCTCGAAACTACATTAACTTTAGGGTCTAAGTATGTCACCACGACCAACAGTTTCGCTACGCTTACCACTGAACTTGCCCCGATGATCGGTAACATACAGGATGTTTTTGCCACAGTTACGGCACCCGCTGTAGTCCATTCCAGGGTACTCGGCCACATAGTATTGGGCCTCACATGATAGGCATTCCACATGCCATTCGTTGTTAACTACTACCTTCATTATCGCTCCTACCCTATCTGCCTCGGACCTGGCCAAGACGTTCTGTTGATCAGCCGAGACACCACCAGTAGGCTAGAGCCAACACGCTCGGCTATCTTAGTGCAGGTCACACCATCCCACTGCATGTTCAATATCTCTCGCTTCTGTGCTTCACTGAACTCATCTATCAGCACATTCTTAAGCCTGTTCGTTATGTAATTCTCATGCGCTAATTCCTGAGCCTGTATTGCCGACATGAACATACTACTACTACTTCTTGCTAAACCATTACTCACTTGACCACCCTCCATTGCTTTGTTTGTTTACTTATCTGTTTGTTGCTCTGTTCCCTGCCCTGTTCCTTTAATGGCTGCCATCAATCCTTCCACAGACTTTGTGAACCTGCGTATGTCTGCGCTGTTCTTTGCTATGTTCTTGGCTAAGAACTCCATTGACTCACTTAGATCCTCGTTTGCCCTGCTTAGTACAGCCAACTCTTTCATGGTTCCAATGAACTCTTCGATTAGATTCTCCGTAACCTCCGCCTCAAGCGTTACCTTTGCCATTCATTTCTACCTTTCTGTTAAATCTTTTGTTAGAGTCCGCTTGACCCTTGTTGCTTTGGGTTGCCCCGTTATGTGCGCCTCACCTCACCCGCGATCCGCACCTCTAACGGGTTTTTTATACCCCACACATACCATCACACTCATCACCAAAGTCCATGGTCACCTGATCTTCTGCTGGATCAGAAAGATCTGCGTCCTTTAGCGGTATCAAACTACGATGTATGTAGATCTTACTGGTGGTGCCACGAAAGTTATCCCGTATATGCTCATCCACCTGGACCGCTTGCTCCCATGACTTCTCATCTGTTGCTTTCATCTCACGCCAGAATGCGTTGTCATGATAGGGGCAAAAGGTACATGCGCTCTTCTTTGGCAGTTCGTTATAGCCGTTGTCTCTCATCCATCGAAGGCAGTGCCAACGTGACATACGCTGCTCGATCAAAGGCCACCTGTTGTTAACCCACTTCTCTGGAGCATCCTTCATTCGTTGCTGCTCATCAGTGCTGATACCTATCCACTGCTCCACGCTATCCGCTGGGATGCGTTGCCCTTTCTTATAGCCTAGCAACTCACGAATCTTTCGCTGTATAGGAGTCACCTTGTAGTCACGGGTACACTGGCGCATGAGTATGCCCTCGCCCACGCCACTAGGTGACGCAGTAAAGAAGGGCGGTGATGCGCTTCGATTGTCAGGGTTCATCACATCTTCAAACAGATTCCCCCTGGTCACACGAATCACTGGGAAAGGTAGCTGTTTCTCTAGCCAGTCAAGCCAAAAGTAAAGATGATCAGGCTCTGCCTGGGTGTCAGCGAAGATGGCATAGTCAGGCATAGGGGTTATCTGCCCCTTAGCCGCCATCAACGCCATGACAGATGACTGCACACCAGCGCCCAAGCTTAGTACTACAAGTTTTTTATTCATTGAAAAATCCTGGGGCAAGTTCTGGCATACCAGTCGCTGGCTTGTTTATGCTTTTAAGTTCTCTGGTTCTAAAAAATCCTACATGCTCAGGGTACATATTCATAAACCTTCTTGCATAGAATGCTCTATAGTTATTGTTGAGTTTGAATTGACTTAAGCCATCCCCACCCATGTCTTTTTCCCACCTGATTCTTTCAAAGATAGCGTTCACGCTGTAGTTTTCATAACCTTTAGTGATTATTTCATATGTGAAATGAACAAACATATCCCAAACCTCTGGGTTGGCATCATGAAAAGCAATGCAATCCTTGATCATCTCCTCATGCCTATTGTTCAAGATCTTCACTCGGCACTCTTGTCACCATGGACTCATAATCTTTTTTTAGTTGCCAGATTATGTCTTGCATCAAATCCAATTGAACAATCCTATGTTCTTGGTAAAAACTATTACCCAACCTTATGAAGCCTTCTTCGCCTGACCAATAAATTTCACCCATCTTTGTCATATCTGGACTGTCCATCACTATTCCTCCCATGGTCGTTTCATTTCATTTGATTCAAGGTAATGCCAGACCGCCTTGCCCGGAACGGCATGCGTCTTGACAATGTTACCTTTATATTTCTGGACAAAAGACACCGCCTTCTGCCCAGCCTTATCACCACTGTTCAAGTTGGCTTTGCCTAAAGCCTCCTTGGCCAGCAGTTCTAAATCTTTTCTTATGTAAAACTTTGTACTGCTCATGGCATTCACCACCACGTTTGCGATAGCCACCTCTTCATCCTCGCTCAACTGAGGCTTGATATTCCGGGGCGTTAGTTCGTTGACCTTCCACATGCCGTCACCGAAGTCGAAGTTTGCTAGGTGTTCTTGTGGCTCTTTAGAGTTACGCGCCTCATAGAAGACCGACACATCTGTCTTATCACCACCCAGCTTTATGCCTGAATCAAACCAACCAGCGAACACGGAGCCGCCCCTGGCAGACATGAATGTCTTGTCATCTGCCCGTTCCTTACCCGTGTGGTGCGCGATGATCACGGAAATGTTATGCATATCGATAAGCATATCTACGCGATCCAACAATTTTCGTAACTCTGTGTTGCTATTCTCCTCACCGTCATAAAAATTGATAATGGGGTCTATCATCACTATGTCTGGCTTGTGAAACGCGATCTCTTGACTGATCTGTTCTATGTCCTGGTCCCGCATCAGGTTCTTTCTAAGCCGCCCACTGATGATCAGGTTGTTATGACCCATCCGCTTCAGGTCATCATCAAACTCAAACCTTCTATAGTAGGTATCTACCCTGCGCTTCAAGAACTCTGCGATGATCTCTGCTTGGAACCACATCACCTTCAATGGCCGACTGAACTCCACATCCATGAAGTCTGTGCCGGTGGTAGCTCCCGCCGCGAATGCACCCAGCCAATTGGACTTACCAATCTTTGGCTTACCAAGTAACAGCACCCGACTCTTCTGAAATATGAATGCATCACCCCAGTACTGCTCGATTCCATCATCGTTCATGTCCATCCATTCAACGTCACTGAACGGCTTTAACCCTAGTGGGCCTGATAACTTATCCTCTTCACCTTCATCACGCTTTTCTTCTATAGGATCTTCTTGTGACTGAATGACCCTGAGGTCTTCATTGATGTCTGTCTGCCATTTGCTTGTCTCCCACGCCATGACCCCTGCATTCACATCGCCCGGGTGTCTTTTGATGTGCCCGTTGATTATGCTGATGGCTGTGCGGGTGACCTCGATCAGGTCCATGGGTGGGAAGCATGTTTGGTTCCAATCTTGTGCTTTGATCAGCACCTCACGCATACCCCAGCCTTCCTTGACCCACTTACCTATGAGTCTTGCCAGGGTATCGTTGCGCGTGCCTTGCTCCGATGGTGCCTCAGTTAATTTTTCGCGGATCGATTCGACCTTGCTGCCCGTGTTGAACACATGCATCATTTGCAGATCGTTATCTACCAGGGCAGGTAGATCATCCATTGACCCGACTGACCCATAGTTGTCATCGCAGGTCATAGCATAACCATGCGAAGGTGCGACCATTACATACCCGCCGTCACCTCTGACATCGAGCTTGTTCTTGCCTGCACTGTTGCGAACGACAGTAGAGCCAAGTGAATAGAAGTAGTGAGCTCCTCCTCGTGGAGTAGTCTGCTTGAGCGGTGTTCTTGTGATTGCCCCAGCCTCGATCCAATTGATTGCATCATCACTGTCTGCATCAACGACGCTGAACGTAATGCCGGTTATCGCCGCCCAGTTTGCCAGCGGGTATTGGCTATGCCATTGGGTTATCTCATGCTGTGATGGCTGGATCTTTTGGTAGTGCTGCCACTTCACTCGCGGTGTCTTGGCCCACTTAGCTTTGAGTTCATCCTCTGAATCAAATGGGTGCCTGGTCCGAAAGTATTGCGGTACTACCTCGGTCGGGGAGCCACAAGGAATGATGTGCATACCCTGCTCCCACATCTCTAAGAGCAACTCTTCTTTTGCTTCGGGCGACATAGGCCCGTCATAGCTACTAGCTAGAAAAGGCATCATCAAGATTTCCGTCCGACCCAATACCTCTGGTCCTCACCACGAGATGACTCAATGGTCATG